TGCTCGTTTGCACCAAGCCTGCGCTGCTGCCCATTTGGCATAGTTGATAGCAACCACAGCACGATCTCTTGAGTTCATTTTGCTTTCGATCACGCTTTGATTTTTGGGTTTGATTTCAATCATTTCAGCACGTTGAACATTGCCCTTGGTACGATATGTGATAAAGAAATCTGGTATGTACATTGAGTTCTTGCCAGTGATGGGATTCTTGTAAGGTATGGCTATGCTTTCACTGGCCCATTGCAGCACAGCGTTGTTGTTGTCGCAAAACCGCATAAAACTGTGTTCCCACCCCGATCTGTATCTAGGTTGATTTTTGCCCACGTATTTGGCCGGGTTGGTCAGTGTGTACAACCCATTGGCCCAACGGCTCATGACAACACATTCCTTGCTGTGTAGTAGTTGGGTGTGACTGCTGCTCCAAACCCTAACAATGTGCTACCACTTCTCAAGTTGTTGAGATAATAACAAAGTGTTTGTGTGAGTTGAATTGAATCTTGACCTTGTATATTGGCCAAAATGGTCAACACTGATGTTTGAGTTGTATCTGCTATTCTAAACAGTGCTACGGTGAAATTACCAGCGGCAAGATCTGTAGTAAACACGGACTTCATGTAGCTAAACACCACGTCATATTCTTCTGCGCTTACGTATTGTTCGTAAGCATAGAATTGATCGTAGATCCTGACTGTGAGATCTACGTTGGTGTTGAGTGCATTTACTGTTCCGCCCATGATTTATCTTTTAAAAATTAGTGTTAGGTGGTATGTATGTGAAGGGCGATTTCACTGGTGTTGTTGGTGGTCTAGGAAAAACAAATCCACCTGTAGTGTTTTGCGCTTTACGCACCTGTGCTGGAATGGTACTTCTCAACACACTATTTAACGCAGCATTGGCTTCTTCATTCACAACTGATCGGATAGGAGCATCTTTCCATGTGTTGTAGGCTGTGCCAGCTTTTTGTACAGCGCCGATCACACCTGCTACACCGCCACTTTGTAAATCTTCCGCAATACCAATTCCTGCATCTAATAATCCACCTTGACCCAACACAGTTTGTGTGCTGCCAGGTCTAGCCAAACTGCTACGCACATTGTCATAGTACGCTGGATCACCAAATCCAATTATGTTAGTATCTGGACGCACACCGCCAATGGCACCCGAAAAGTATTTAACTGTTTCGTAGTCAATGGTCATAGAGTTTTGCATAACGCCATTGCCTTGACTGTAATCGTATGTATCGTGATCCCAAGTCTTGATCAAGGGATTTATCAGGGTATAAGCAGCCCATTTGTGTTGATCCATGCCATAAATGGTAATATCTCTAAAGAAAGGTGGTTTACCAGAATTCTGATCACCTCCTGAGTTTATGCCCGGGCCGCCGGCACTGCCTTGATCAAAACTTTCGCCAATATAACCCCAGTCATTGACCACTCTATCATTGCTATAGATATCTCTAGCATTGTAACTGAATCCTGCTTGTGTTTGTATAGCACCAATTGATCCATTCTGTGCCGGAGGACCATAGGCTTGATTAGGATCTTTGTAGTAGTAACTGTAGTAGTTATACCATAGGTTACGTATTAGGTCGCCGCCGTCGTCATGCAATGTAACTTGCACAGGGTTATAGTTGATCTTTTTCTGCACCACACGTTTGCGATTGTATTGATTTAGAATTTCTGTATCAATACTGAACTTGGGCAGTTGAATGGTCTTTACCATGAGACCAACTGTGGCTTTTTCTGTGCTGTTGAATACTGCACCCAATGAAGGAATCATGCTTGTGTTGATATTAAAGTAGCAGTGGAACAGGAACTTGTTCCGTGGTGCATACTCATATCCGTTGGTTCGAAAGGTCTTTGAAGCATGGGCATAGTCTTTGAGACCTTGCCCACCAAAAAATTCCTTGAGGAAATCTTGTCCCCAGGCCATTACAGATTATCCTGTTACAACGTCGTTGACAGTTCTAGCAACAGTGGTACCAACACCAGTTCCATTAGGTGTTTGATTAGCGTTGTCGTATCTGATGGTAAGACCAATTTGCATGGCTTTGCTTTCACCATAGCTGGCACTACCGTAGTCAACTTGCTCAAGGAAACAACCATACAATTCCCATGTTTCTAACACAATAGGTGTAGCAGCGCCATTACCACCATCTAACACTTCAAATCGAGTGGTAAATTTGTAATCAATACCTGATGCAGCTGAGGCCATTTCTAAAAAGTCCATCTGCTTCTGTAGCTGTTCGCCAACCAGTCTACTCACAGCACCTGATGCGTCATCGCGCAGATTGCAAGTTGTGGTAGCCCACTTGTATTTTCCTGCCAAGTACAATGTACTGTTATAGATTGGGATTGTGATCTCTTCAAAACTTGCCGTAGGGCGTTTGAAGTCAATCACCTGCTTGGTAAGTTCTGTTCGGGGCGTGCTGACCCCAAAGTTTTCAAACAGCACTCTAAAGCGATAGCTGAGTTTGGGCATGAGCAAACCCTGGTTGCTCGCGCTTTGATCGCTTGCCAAGGGCACTGTCATTCTTGTTAGTGATGCAACGGCCATATTAGTATTCTCCTATGCAGTTATTTACCTCAGTTGAGGCCAAAAAAAATGGAGTGGCAACACTCCATTTTTGATTTCTTCTTTTATTGAATAGAAGTTTGTGTGGCGCTTTGTGAATTAGCAATAGCACCAGTGGCTTTGATACGCAGAGGAATGTAGATGAATTCCACAGCTTTTGTAGGTTCAATTGCAATGTCCACCCACAACTCATTAGCATCAATTCTAGCAGGTGTATTGTTTTGGTCATCGCACTGTACAAAGAAGTCATAGATACCACGCTTGGCCACAAGATCAATACACAATGAATTTACCGCGTTGGTCATTTCATTACGTGTGATCTGATCGTTGGGTTCAAACAAGAATTGCTTGCCAATTTCTTCCAATCTACCACGCATAAATGCAATTAAACGTGCTACGTTGATACGGTTCAATGCAGACAATTGATTGTAAGTGGTCTTGTTACCAAAGTTAGTAATGCCTACTCCTGGAATAAACGTAATTGGGTTGATAGCATTGAGATATTCAACATCACGCAGACCTTGATTGTTACCGATGGTAACAAATTCGCCGGTGGTAGCGTTGATATACCCAATTCTAGCAGCATTGTCAATTACGCCACGACGTGTACCAGCTGGTGCTAGCCATGGATAGCTTACATTATCGCTACGTATCATTGTGCGTACCATCATGTGGCTGGGTGCTGTGACCACTGCGCTACCACCCAAGTCTGTGGTTTGGCAACTTGGGTAGAATACGCCAGCGTAAGGTGAAGCAGTTTGCAAACCATCACCAGCATACAATCCTAGCCCGCCATTGTTTGTGGCCCAAGATGCGATATCTGTACCATTTGGTCCTAACCGCATTGGAGTATCGCCCACAACAAATGCAGTATTGTTACGCTCATTGCTGAGTGCAACCATTTCAGGAATCAATTCTGGATATGCAGTACATGCCATCAAGTTGAACTGTGCTTGTTCTTCACGCACTGTGACACTGGTGTTGATACCTGATTTTAATGCAGCAACAATCAATGCACGTTGAGCCAATCTTCCCATGTTAGGTGATCCATCTGCGCGGTTTCCTGAAGCAGTGACCCATGAGTTGGTCTGCAACACATCCCAATATGAAGTTTGTGTAGCAGGATTTTGATTGGTGCCAGCCTGGATAGCCACATACAACACAGTGTTATACAACACTTGATCGCCCACCGCATAAGTTGTGCTGGTGCTCCATGTTGGATAGCTGAAGGTTGATGCATTAAAGTAATTGACTTGGAAGCTCTTGACATTGAATCCAGAACGACGTGTGTTCCACAGCAACATACCTGCGGGATACAATGTAGGATCAGGTGCATCAATGTCCAAATAATTGCTGGTCAACAATGTTGTAATCGAAGGCAAATTGTCTGTAATAGGATTGGCAACGCCTGTGCTGCTCCAACGAGCATCAGCAAACAACACACCATTTGAAGTTTGTTGATCTGTATTGTCGATCAATACCCATTGATTCACGCCTTCCACAGCTTGCCAACGATATATCAAAGGATACAATTCAAGATTGCTGGTATCAATCCACAAGTCACCGTACGCCAGCACTGTTCCGTCAGTTTGGGTAGTAGGTGCTGTGACAGCGATAATTGGTCCAGTAGGATTGGTTTGACTCAAATTATACCCACGAGTATCGTTGGTATCATTTTGATAACCTACCCAAGAATTACCATTGTTGATCATGATATCAACTTGATTAGTTGTTGAATAGTACCAGTATGTACCATCAGCAGGATCTTGATTTGGTGCTACTGCACTGGCTGTGTAGGTCAATGGCACCCAGCCGCTGAGTTGCAGATATTCAATTTGATCATTATCGATAATATTACGGCAACCCGAAGTGCTGGTAGTAAATCCAGCATTGGTTACTGCTGTGCCACTGCCGACTTCTTGCAACAATATAACCCCGCCTTGTGTTTGTGTTAGCACAATAGCGCCGCTGGAATTCACCGAAGCTACCACAGTTGCAAAACCTGCAGAACTCACAGCAGTATTAAACGCAGCAGCATCAGTTCCATTTACAGTCACTGTAACTGTGCTAGTCAATGAATTGGAATTTGCAATGCTGGTAGTAACAGTGAATTGATTACCATTGGTAAATGTGGGTGTGCTGGTGCTACCTGTGACTATTGTGGCACCTTGGCTTGCACGAGAAAATACTTGCAAGGTGTAGGTGTTGTTGTAAGGCAATTCGTTTTGAACTTCTGTCCAATATGTAGTTGCGGTGACAGGATTCTGATTTGTTCCGTTCTGGATAGAAATATATGTCAGAGTATCGTATATTACTCGATCTCCAATAACATAAGCTGTACTGCTACTCCAAGCAGATATACCACTTGCAACAGGATCCACATTGTATTGTGTGTATGTGTTTCCAGCAATGATGTTTTTGCCTCCACCAGTAGCATCTAATGCAGCATTGGCATTCCAGTCATTTTCGTAAACTGGTGCTGCTTGTTGGACCCATGCGCCCAACGCTGTGTTGTATTTTTCAACAACCATGAGTGTGCCTAAGTTTTGTGCAGTGGTTTTGTTCCACACGCTGCCTGTAGGACGTGGTGTGGCATCTGTGGTTCTCCAACGTGGAAACACGTAGTTAGGACTTTGTTGCAGTCCAGGTGCATAGTATGTGTTACCAGTTAAAATGCCAAGTGTGGTTGTGATGTTAGTATTGCTAGTTGTGATCACAATAGCACCATCGTCGGCAGTTGAGCCGTCGGCAGTGGCGCTACTGTCGGCAAACAAACACAATTTGTTATCAATCACAGCTGAATATACACCAGTGATAGCGGCACTATTGATATTTGTGCTAATAGTTTGCACAGTATCTCCTGAACCGACTGCTACAGTAACACCGTTGATAACTAGGTTACCACTTGCACCAATAGTAGTTGTAACTGCATTAGCACCTTGAATTGCAGCCCAGCTCAATTTCCAATCATCGCTGCCTACCAGTACCCAGGTGTTGTACAAGTTGGTCAATGTGGTAGAATTGTAACCGGCCACTGTGGCCACTGCGCCATTTTTGTAATACACAGGGTTAGCTGTGTTGGTAGCAACCACAGCATATCCGCCAATTGCACCGTAATCTTGTAAGGGCACACCATTGAGCAATTCTGCGGTACTGGTGATCACACTAGGAATCTCATTGCTAAATGCACCAGTGGT